TACATCGCCTGCGGACCTGACGGCGGGGACGCCGGGCCTGCACGTGGCAGTGTCGAACTAGGGACCCCGGTCACCCGGCGGCCTGATGGTCACCCGGTGGCGCGGTGCCACCCGTACTTTGCGGCGAGTGCCGGGACGTCAGTGGCGGCCAGGCCGTGCATGGCGATGTACAGCCGCGGGACCACCCACGCGCCCGCAGGGGTCTGCACGCGGATCCCGGGCGGGAGACCGCCGGTGGCCCCGTGCAGCACGGCGAGCCGGTCCTGGCCGAGGTGGTGTACCTGGCCGCAGGGACACCCGGCGATGGCGCCCGCTCCGCCTGCGGCGGTCATCCGGGCTGCTCCTCGGTCACGACGAGCCCGTCGATGACCGGGGGCCGCTGCTCGGTCCGCATGGTGGCGGCTTCCCCTGCGCGCTCGGCTGACTCGCGGGTGGCGAACGGGATGCGAATCTCGCCCGGTGTCGTCTCCACGTTGCCGTAGGGCCGGTCGAGGGTGATGACAAGCCACCACGAGCCGCCGGTCACGCCGGGTTCCAGTCGGGGCAGGCGCCCTCGCCCAGCGCCTCCCGCGCGAGGGCCTCGCGCTCGGCCGGGCGGGCGGCGTAAAACTCGGACAGGTTCATGATCCCTCCGGGGTGGTGAAGCGCATGGGCACGCCGTGCGACTGGATCTCGTCCAGGATGGCCTGCTCTGTCTTGCCGTAGTGAATGACCACGGCCAGGTGCGGCAGGCCCATCTCGGACAGCGCGTCGGCGGTGACGTGGACGGGCTCGCCTGCGACGAGGCGGGTGACGTTCTCGCCGGACAGGCCGAGGAACAGCACTGGCTCGCCGCGGCCGGTTACCATGCGGGCCTTGATCATGGCGTCTCCTGGTGGGTCCACCGGGCGGTGTACGCGTGGCCGCCGTCCGAGCGGATGGTCATCTCCTTGACATCGCCGGGGTGCAGCGCGGCGATCAGCTCGGTGCCCGGCGGGTCGATCCTGACCAGGCGGGCAGGCCCGGCGTCGATGTCGCCGGATCCGCCGGCCCGCTCGATCAGCGAGTACGGGCCGCAGCACCGGAAAATGATCATCTCCCGGCGGCCGGCGGGGTTGTTGCTGATGCTGCCCGGCGCGTCCGCCTCGGTCAGCACCGCCGACGCGCCCGCAGCCGGCTCTCCTTCGCCCAGGAGGATCTCGTACCGTAATACGCCCTTACCGGTCATGAACCTGTTCCTCTCGCAGGGGGGAGATGCGCCGTGGCCAAGTCTCAGGTTGCCCGGGCCGGCGCGGCGTTCCCCGACCTGAAGGCGTCCACCCGGTCGCAGCTGATGCAGGGCGAGCAGGGCAGCCAGTACGACATTTACGACCGGCTGTACGCCGGGTACTCCGCTGACGGCGACATTTTCGACTACGGCGACTTCACCGCCCGTGACTACACGTCGATGCTGAAGAAAGACGGGCAGGCGGCCGCGCTGGAGTCGGTGCTGACGCTGCCGCTGCGGCAGGCCAGTTACGCGATCACCCCGTCCACGGATGACCGGGGCGAGGCCGAGTTCGCCCGGTCGGTCCTGATGGAGCCGGCGACGGGCGGCGGGATGAAAATCCCGCTCGGCGTGATCATCGGGCAGATCACGAACGCGCAGATCTACAAGAAGTCGTTCTTCGAGAAGGTTTTCACGATCCGGCCCTCCGACGGCCGCGTCGTGTACGACAAGATGGCGTACCGGCCGCCCGCGACGTGCGAGCTCAAGCGGAACGCCCGGTCGGGTGAGGCCGACGGGTTCCGGCAGCGGGTGTGGCAGTTCGGCGCGGAGATCAAGCCGGTGCCCGGCAAGGTCCCCGGGTACGTCGACATCCCGCAGGTCCGCAGTTACGTCTTCATTCACGGCAAGCACCGCGAGCCGCTGACGGGGACGTCGGAACTGGAGCTCTCGCTGTGGTGCTGGCGCACCAAGATGAAGATCATCTACCTGTGGCTCAACTTCCTGGGGAACCAGTCCCTGCCCAAGGTCGTGGTGTACGGGCAGTCGCCGCGGGAAGCCGCGGCGCACGCCGAGGACATTGCGAGCATGCGGTCATCGGGCATCGTCGGGTTCCAGCGGCCCCCGGCCGGGGAGAAAACATTCGAGTTGATCGAGTCTGACGGCAAGGGCGCCGAGCAGTTCTCCCAGGCCCTGTCGTTCCTGGAAACCTGGCAGATGTCCAGCGTCCTCGCCGGGTTCACCGGCCTGTCAGCTCTGGCCAGCCTGGGCCGCGGGTCGCTGGCCCTGAGCCAGGACCAGTCAAGTTTCTTCCTCAAGTCCCGGCAGGCCGTGAGCCTGGAAATGTGCGAGGACTTCACCCACGGGGTCATCGCGCCCTTGATCGCCCTGAACTTCGGGCCGGGCGCCGCGTTCCCGTCGTTCACGTCCGGGCCGCTGACCGACGACGCCCAGGACCAGCTGGTCACCCTGTTCCAGGCGCTCGCCGTGGCGCCGTCGCTGCGGGTCCCCGACGGCATCCTCGACCTGATCACCGAGCGCCTCGCCAGCGTCCTGAACCTCGACCCGGACCTGGTGGCGGAGATCGTGGAGCAGGGCGCCCGCGACCGGGAGGCGCAGGCGCTGGCCATGGCACCTGACGGGATGCCGAAGGAGGCCGCCGCCGGCCTGGGGCGCCTCGCCGGCGGGTCCGCGGCGGCCGCCGCGCTCGCGCAGCGGGCCATCGCCCAGTCGAAGGGCCGCCCGCAGGCCGAGAGCCTCGACACCCCGTTCACGCCGCCGCCCGCGGCGCTCGGCGCGCCGAAGTAGCTCACCGGCCGCCTGCGCCCGGCTGCCACCACGCCTCGCGGTCCATGGTCCGGATGATGGCCAGGGCACGCGGGAACTGCTCCAGGCGCCACCTGATCTCGGCGACGGGCCCGACGAGGTGAACGCCGTAGTCCGGGTCGGCGGGTATCTGGGTCACCCGGACGGCGGCGATGCCGGTGAGCCGGTACATGCGCAGCAGGTCAGCGAGTTGGAACGCGAGCGCCCACGCGTCGCGCTTGGGGCGCGCGGCACCGACCTGGATGGACTGGACGGGGTCGGGGGGCGCGTCGGACGCGGTGACGACACCGCGAGGCGGGCCGCTTAATGCCGGGGGGTCCTGGTAGTGGCGCGACTGCGCACGGTAATCATGCAGGCTGTCCGGATTGGCTGTGTTCCTGGCACCCACAGGCGGTCCGCCCTCCTGATCTGGGGTTATGCCTAGAAGACTATAGCTGCGGCCATCTGCGGGCGAGATGCGATCGGGTCCTAATTCCGCAGGGTGAGGCGCTGATGACCACACCCGCGAAATCCTCCCAGGTCAGCGCGGCTGATGCCGCGTCGGTGCGGCAGGCCCGCGTCGCCGCGGTCCTGGCAGGGGCGTTTGCCACCCCGGCGGCGCTCGCCGCGGCACTGGCCGGCCCGCTCGCCGGCCTCGGGATGGCGTTCCTGGTGCTCCGCGCCGTCGCGGCGCTGCTGCTGTCCTCGCCCGCGCCCGTGCTGGAGGGCACCGGCCCGGCGTCGCGGCACGCGGTGCGGCAGAACTGCCTGCGCCGCGCCGCGTACGCCATCGCGGCCGCGGAGCGCATCAGCAGGGCGCTCGCCGCGGCGCGGGCCGCCGGGCAGCCGGAAGCCGAGGCACTCGCCCGGGCGCTCGCCGCGGAGAAAACCTGGTTCGCCCAGCACATCGCCGCCGCCCAGCACCGGACCGACGCCGCCGCCGCGGTGGACGGCGCCGCGCAGATGCACGGCAACCTGCTCGGGTGGAACGCGGTCCTCGACTCGCGGACCACCCCGGACTGCCGGGCGGCGAACGGTTCCAACTTCTACGCCGACCGGCCGCCGCTCATCGGGTACCCGGGCACCGTCCACGCGAAGTGCCGGTGCTGGCCGTCGGCGGCGTTCCCCGGCGCCAAGGTGCTCAGGTCCGCAGCCGCTGCGCCCCGGACCGCGCGCCTCTGATCACCGCGCATCCTCCCAATCGCGGCCCGGGCCGTGATCTGGCCGCCGGGCACCATGAACTAGGCCGCGAGGCCGGGAAGCGGGGGGCCATGACCGGCGTCATGCGGCAGGAAGCCCCGTACCCCCAGATCCTCGCTGACCTGCTGGCCGGCCTTGACTACAACCCGCCCGGCCGCGCGTGGGCGTTCCGTCTGGACGACACCGACCGGGGACAGGGCAGCGCCGGCCTGACCCTGATCATCAACATCACCGGGCCCAACTCCTACCCGCCGCACCGGACCATCAGCGTCAACCACTACATGCTCGTCCCCCCCGCCGCGTACAACCGGCAGTCGTGGACGGACTGGCTGTTCGAGCAGATCACGCAAGTGGAACTCCACGAGCGGATGGAGTACTTCCGCATCGGCGGGCAAGTCACTTATGCCCCGAATCATGGGCCGGGTTGGTCCCCGTATCTGCGGACCGTGCTGACCACCGGCACTGACCGGCGGACCAGTTTTCGCGGCGAGCTCAACCCCGCCTGACCGGCCGGCCGGCTGCGCCGTCATCGGCGTCCGCGCCGGCTTCTGGTTCTGCCGGGGCGCCTGCACTTGCGGGTGGGAGGTCCGGCGGGTCAGCGGCCGCGCCGCCTAGGACGATGTCGGACGTCACGGCGTGCTCGCGGCCCAGGCGGGCATGCTCGTAGGTTTCCCGGGTGATGCGCCGCACCTCGGCCGCCCCGGTGCCCTCAGCGTGCCAGTCGCCAGCCGCGCACGACGCGGTCAATTCGGCAGTGTCGTCCATCAGGTCCATCAGGTCATCCACCAGGCACATGAGCAGAAGTTTCCCATTCCGGGAGGTGCCCCAATGTCGTTTCGCAAGGAAACTATCTCCCGGGTGCCCGCCGGGAAGCCCGAGGGCGGCCAGTTCGCCGAGGCCCCGGCCGGGTTCGCCCGGCACGCCACCCCGGAGCAGACCGCGGTGGCCGCGAACCGGCTCGACCCGGCCGCCAGGGCGCTGTGCCGGGCCACGATGCTGCCTCCGCCCGGGTTCGAGTGGCGCGACGGTGACCGGCTCGCCCCCGCTGGGGCGACAGCGTGAGGCTCGCGGTCACCCACACCCGGACGCACCTGACGATCACGCCGGCGAACCCGTTCCTCGCCTGCCAGCAGTGCGGGAAGCGCGCCGAGGAGTTCCACGACGACGCCTGCGGCTGCGACCTGTCCGGCGGCCCGGTCCTGCTGATGCCGTGCTTCCACCGCGGCGACTACGACAACCTGTGCCCGTCCTGGGGACCGGCTGACGGCTGCACCTGCCTGGCCGCGTTCGGCGCCGTCCCCCACCCCGCCGCCCTGGCATGAGACCTGGAGGGCACTTGAAGACTCCCGGACCGCAGCGCGCGGCAAGCCGGCGGGCGCTCGCCGCGAAAGGGCAGGCACTGGCCGGCGGCACCGCGCCGGTCCTCCCGGACCTGGCCTACCTGCGGAAGGCGATCCGCGCGAAAGGCCGCGTCGACCCGGCGAAATGGCCGGCGCTGGCCGCCCTGATCCGCAAGCGGGCCAGGGAACTGCACGCCGAGAACGCGGCCGGCGTCAAGGGCACCTGGGCATTCCAGGGGTCCGCGCCCGCCGCCGAAGGAGTCGATCTCGCCATGAAGCCGAAGCCGCCCGCCCGGATGCCCGTCGTGCACAGCGCCAGCGAGATCAACATGGCCAGGTCCGGGCCGGACACGATCGCGTGCACGCACAAGCCCACCGGCCGCAAGATCGGCACCATCACCCGGGCGGGCGGCGGCTGGCAGGCCACCCACGCAACAGGGGCGAAGGCACCCGCGTCGGGCATGGTGTCAGGCGCCGTCGCCGGGCTCGTGGCCCTGCACAACAAGCTGGCCCGCGGCGCGGCAGCGGCCACCCCGCCGGCCGTCGCGAAGTCCTACGCCACCCCGCCCGGCGACGGCATCGACCTCGCCGGCGCCCTCCCCCACTCGGCCCCCGCGGCGTCCGCCGGCGACGGGCCGCGGGTCACCGGGCGGGCCGCGCCCGCGCAGGCCGCCCCGGCGAAGCAGGCCATGACCGCCGAGGTCGCGGCGGTGTACCGCAAGCTCCTCAAGCGGGGCATGAAGCCCGCGGCGGCGCTGGCCGTGGCCCGCCGCGCGGCGGCCATGCACGCCAGGGCCGCCGGGTCAAAGACCGCCGCGGCCTGAACTCGCGTCTTCAGCCGTCAATCCGCTCGGCGCAGCGGATCTGGCGGATCAGGGCCCGCAGTTCGTCCGGCGAAGCGTCACTCTGCCGCCGTCCGATCAGGTAACCGGTCCTGAGCAGGTCCCAGCGCTCCCGCCAGCCGCGCCGCCGGCCGTCGGCGACCCGGACCCCGCCGGCGGGGTCCGGGACGGTCCGGACGCCGTGGACCCACCTGTGCACGGCCGTGTCGGTGCGGCCGGTGATGTACAGCACCGAGACGAACGCGCCGGGCTCGCCGCACCGGAACGCGGCCAGGTCGTCTTCCTCGTAGACCGCGACGGTGGCGAGCCTGCCGCGCCGCCGCCTGGCCGACAGGACCACGTGGTCGTCGCGGGCCAGCCACCTCTCGTCGTGGCCGAGCCTGGCCGCAGCCCGCACCAGTTCGGCCCGAAGCTCCAGCGGGTCGCGCCGGTACCCGGCGCCGATCGACCGCACCCAGCTGACGGCGAGTAACAGCGCCGCGGCCCACGCGAGGCAGCCGCCCAGGTAGCCGACGGCGATGTTAGCCGCGAGGCCGAACGCGCACACCGGGGCGAGGACGATCCCGGCGATGAACCAGCCGAACTGCGCCGGGGTGGCTTTCCGCGCCCGGGCCAGCCGGCCCCGGCGGGTTACCACGTGCGCTCCCGCCCGGAAGCCAGCAGGTGCTCCTCGATGACCGACAGCAGCCACGCCGGGCCGTCGGCCAGGCGCTGCGGCTCGGGCGCGCCGGGGTGCAGGCGCCGGTCCACGATCTGCCCGGCGCGCTGCTTGCTCACGCCCAGGGCGGTGCGGATCCATCCCAGGTCGGCCAGTTCGGGCATCTCCCGCCACTTCGCGGTCCAGCCGTTCTTCGGCTCCCGGGCGGTGCCGCGGGGCCCGTTGAGCGCGTCCGCGTACTTCCTGGCGTCGGACGCCAGGCACACCTTGGACGTGCCGCCGCGCAGCATCTGCCCGGGCGGGGCGTCCGGGTAGCTCATGTAGGCGTGCGCCAGCGACTTGGACCAGCCGCCCATCTCGGCGAACTCGGCGAGCCCGGCGAGGCGGGGCGTCTTCGTGGCGGCGGTCACGGCTTTCCTTTCCGCCGGCGGTCCCTCCCCCGGCCTGATCAATGTAGCGAGTCTAGTAGCCCACGTCAAGCCGGGAGGTTCCGTGACGGCCCTTCTCACCCCAGTAGACAAGGGTGCTGCGACCCGCGCCGGGCGTCACCTGTGGCGCAAGCAGCTGCTCCCGAAGGGGACCATCACCTACGAGGGCCGCAAGATCACCTTCGATGACGCCTACATGAGGGAACTGGCGGAGTCGTTCGGTGACCGGGCCTACGACCAGGTCCCGTTCCAGCTGGCGCTCGCCGGCAACGAGCACAACGAGCTGCCCGAGCGGTTCCGCGGCGAGGTCGAGGCACTCGAAGTCACCCCCGACGGCCTGGACATCATCATGTCCGCCACCGACGAGGGGTCCGCGATGCTCGCGGAAAACCCGAACCTCGGGATCTCCGCCCGCATCAAGGAAGGGCTGGAGCGGGCCGACGGCAAGACGTTCGGCCGCGCCATCCGCCACGTCCTGGGCACCCTCGACCCGCGCATCACCGGGATGCGCCCGTGGGAGGCCGTGTCCCTTTCCGACGCCGACGACGACGAGGTCATCGACCTCACCGGCCTGCAGTTCGACACCGACCCGCCCGGCAGGCCGGCGCCCCCGGCGCCCGCTCACGCCAAGCCCGCAGCAGAGGAGACAGGAATGGCACTCACGGCCGCGCAGGAAGCCCGCCTGGGCAAGCTGCTGGACCTTCCCGAGGACCGGTTCGGCGCGCTCCTCGCAGGCCCGGAGGCCGGCGACCTGACCGACGAGGAACTGGCGAAGCTCATCGCCGGCCTGGACGAGGAAGGCGAGGGCGCGGCGGGGGAAGGTGCCGCCGGGGACGCGAAGGCCGAGCCGCCGAAGGCCGAGGCGCCGAAGGCCGAGGCGCCGAAGACCGAGCCCGCAGCCGGGACGGCCGCCACGGCCCCGGCCGAGGGCGAGAAGGAACTCGCGGGCGCGGGTGCCGCGCTGTCCGCCGAGGCCCAGTCCATGATCGACCTCGCCAACGGCCGCGCCGAGGAGCAGGGCCGCGCCCTGGCCCGCATGCAGGCCAGGCTCGACGCCGCCACCTACGAGAAGGAGCGCGACCTGTTCGCGCGGACCTACGGCATCCCCCCGCGGATCTTCGACCTGGCCCGCCCCGTCCTCGAAGGCGAGGGCCGCACCGTCGACCTGTCCAACGGCAAGACCGCCGACGCCGGCGCGATCATCCGCGAGGTCTTCAAGGAGTTCGCCGGCATGGTCACCCTCCTGGACCTGTCCGCCGAGAAGGGCTCGGCCGAGGGCGCCGACACCGAGGCCGAGACGGCCCGGCAGGCCGTCGAGGACCGCGCCACGCTCGTCCGGGACTTCCGGACCCTGACCGGCGTCTGACCCCCCGCCGCCCCGGCCGGTGACCGCCCCTCCGCCCGGGGCGGCCGCCGCCCCCCGCGGGCAGCACCACCTGCCCAGGACCCCAACAGCGCCCGGCGCACCGCCGCGGCGCCCGCTCACCCTGCCCACAGCACGGGTGTGCCTCACTGAAAGGACACCCCCATGGCTGGGGCACTCCCCCATTACACCCACGGCCCGGACTCCTACCAGGTTTCCGCTCAGGTGCTCGGCGGCCAGCTCGTCATCCCTGACGCCGGGCCGGCGGCCACCGTGTCCGTCGCGGGTGCCGCCGCGATCAACGTCCTCGGCGTCGCCGGGATCGACGCCGCGCCCATCGTCTCCCAGGCCGGCAACACCACCGGCTACGGGCAGCCCCTCACCGACATCTCGGTGCTGCCCGACTACGTGTCGGTGTGGCACGGCGTCGACATCCACGTCACCTACGCCGCCGCCGCCACGTTCGGCGTCCTGCTCAAGGCCGCCGCGCTCGGCCAGGTCACCCCGTGGGTCAGCGGCGTCGACACCAACCCGGCCACCATCGTCGGCCGCTGCACCCAGCCCGGCGGGGTCGCCGGCGCCGCCACCGTCGCCCGCGCCCGGATCTACGGCTGACCCGCCGGACCTAGGAAAGAGGGGAACCAACCGTGCCCACTCCGGCATACGCCGCCACCGACGGCCCGCGGATCACCGTCGATGCGCTCCTGAAAGACCCGCTCGCCATTCCCGCGCTCATCCTCGACATGTCCCAGAACGAGTTCATCGTGGACGCCGTCCTGCGAAGCGCGGGCCTCGCCACGTCGGGTGCCGTGCGGTACGAGGAATCCACGCCGCTCTACGCCGACGACACCCCGGAAATCCGGGCGGAGTTCGGAGAGGTCCCCGTCGTGCCGACCAGCGTCGGGATCCCCCGCGTCGTCCTCACCCATGAGCGCGCGATGGCCATCATGGTGTCCGACACCATGCGGCGCCGCATGTCCATCGACCCGGTCACCCGGCAGCTCATGCAGGTCAAGAACACGATGGTGTACTCGTGGAACACCGCGTTTTTCTCCGCGATCGTCGCGAACTCCGCCATTCAGACCCTGGCCGTGTCGAGCCCGTGGGCGTCGTCGAACGCGACGATCCGCGGTGACATCGCCAACGGCGTGTTCCTGGTCGAGAACGCGCAGATCACCAGCCCGCTGGGCGTCGCCCAGTTCCTCGGCTTCGAAGCCGACACGATGATCATCAACCACGGGACCAAGAACACGCTGCTGCAGAGCAGCTCGTTCGCCGCCCCCTACATCGGTGACATCGCCTCCGAGAACCTCCAGTACACCGGCACCCTGCCGTCCAAGATCTTCGACCTGGACGTCATGGTCTCCCGGCAGCTCCCGCCCGGCAACGCCATCATCATGCAGCGGCAGCGCTGCGGGTTCATCGCCGACGAGCTTCCCTACCAAGCCAGTCCACTTTATAGGGATGAGCCCCGGAAAGTTTCCCGGGCAGATGTTCAGCGGGCGAGTGCGGTCGGTTTCGACCAGCCCTTGAGTGTCGTCGTGCTCTCTGGGGTTTGATGCACTCTTAACCGGAGTGTTACCTGGCTTTCAAGCCGAAAAGACGGGTTAGCCTGCTAGATTTGGCAAAAAGGTCCCCGAGGCGGATTAGAGCCGCCCCGGGGATGTTGCCACACCCGGCTAGAGGTGCAGCACCATGCAGGATAACAACCCGGCAGGCAGGAAGCCCCGGATGTACAGGCCGCGCAAGTGCGCAGACTGTCCCGTCTCCTTCACCCCTACGGGCAGCAGACAGACTCGCTGCCTGGGGGGTGCCAGGTCCCAGGATGAGGTAGTAGCGAGCGCGACTGCGGCCCGCAGCGGCCATGTCGCTAGCGGCCGCGTATTCGCTCCTGGCCGTACCTGCGCATTTGCCGACTGCGGCGGCCGGCTCCGTTCCGATAACCGTACTGGCTTCTGCGTCACTCATGCGAAGCGGTCGCCGCTGGTCCTTGCGGCCAGGGCAAGCTACTTCGCGAAGCTCCGCGAGCAGACCGGCCTTCGTCCTGACGAACGGCCGTTCTGCTCGGTGGACGACTGCCAGAAGCGGCTCCGCTCTGACAACTCCACCGGCCGGTGCCGCGAACACGCATATCTCCCTCGCGACATGCCTACGTGTGCCGTGGGAGGGTGCGAGAAAAAGCTGATCGCGAGCAACCGAATCGGTCGCTGCATCGAGCACAGGGCGCTGATCTGGGCTGCTGACGCGCGCAGCTGCGCGGCTGACGGGTGCGACCGGACACTCAGTGTCGACAACAAGATCGGCTACTGCCGGGAGCACCGGTTCCTGTCTCCTACGCGCCAGGAGTACAGCCGGAACTACTACCAGGAAAACCAGGTAGAACTGCGCGAGTACGCCACGATCTATCGGCAGGAGCACACCGAGGAGCACCGGGCATCCTCACGGGCCTGGGCCGAAGCCAATCCAGAGCGGAAGGCTCGTAATAGCTGGCGCAGCGCCATGCTCGTCAAGTACGGCCTTACGGAGGAGCGACACGCCCAGATGTGGGCCGACCAGCGCGGCCTGTGCGCGCTGTGCGAAAAGCCGCCGAAGCCCGTCTACGTTGGAGGCGCGGCCGTACTGCATGTCGATCACGACCACGTGACCGGCCGCGTCCGGGCGCTCCTGTGCAAGGACTGTAACAACGGCCTCGGCAATTTCTTTGATGAGCCAGACCTGCTCCGGCGAGCAGCGGACTACATTGAGCACTTCGCCCGCGCCGACTCTGCGGCGTGATCTAGCCCCGCAGTTCCTTCATGCGGGCGAACACCGCGTCAATGTGATCGGAGCGCCCGACCCCGGTGTCCCGCATTGCCCGGGCGAGGAGCATGTCGGACTCGGTGGCCTCCGCCGCTCCGAGCCACCCCAGGGCCATGTCGCGGGCCTCGGCCGGGGAGACCATGCTGTCCCACTCGTCAGTGGTCCGGCGGCGGAGCAGCACGACGGCCTCGCGGCGTTTCGTTGACCCGGCGGGCAGCATGTCGATCGTGCCCGGGGTGCCGAACCGCTTGCGGCCGGTGCTGGCGAGCATGCTGGTCATGGCCGCCG